CGCGCTGCCAAATGCCAAAGTCACCATTGATAATCTTGTTCTTGCCAGCAGCAGCATAGGTAGAGTAAGGCATTACCGCTGGAGTATCTGCAGCATTAGTATGCTGATGAGCACCTACTCCGATTGGATACCAGACATTGTCTGCACTGTCCCAGACATAGCCTGGTCTTGGTGTATTACTGATGGTTGCCATTAGTTGCTCCCTGGTTCTATTGGTAGTTCAATCTCACGCGGATTAGAATTACTTGAAGGCAAGTCACGAAGTGCTTGGCGATAAGTTGCCCACGCTGTTTTATCAACAGGTGCATCTGAGACCTGTGTCCAGTCTGTGCGCGCTAATTGTGTGTCGCGCCAATAACGCATACGAGCCAGAAAAAGTTCGTCTGAAACTTCTGCATCGTTTCCAAAACCTGATTCAAACTTTGCCATTATGCCACCTCATAAACTAAAGAAAAACAAACTCTGTAATTTGCCACAAAAAATGTTGCAAAACTATAATCACGAATGCGGCAGAAATTGGCGTTACTTTGTACGCCTGCCGTTCCGTTTTTTCCTGTTACATCAACTTCCTGAGCGATTCCAAGCCAGACTGCATCGCTTCGCGTTTTTGATGTGAAAGGTAAGGTAACTGACATTGTTCCTGCTGCTGTGCCAACAGTTTGGATTAAAATGTTTCCAATAACAGCAACTGTTGTTCCACTTTGTGAATACCAACCAGTCGAAGTATAGGTAAAAGTGCCGCCTGCTGCCGTTACTGTTGGTGTATATGAAGTCCATGCAGGAAAACCGCCACTTGGTGTTGCCCAACTTGGCACACCACCTGATACTGTAAGTACCTGACCACTTGTGCCAATGCCTAGACGAGCGGGCGTATTAGCACCTGATGCATAGATAGTGTCACCAGTAGTAGTTAGCAGTGAGTCATTAATAAACGCTGCGTTAGCCTGAGTCTGTGTGTACACATCAGAGATTGCTACAGGTTGTGCAGCGAAGACTTCAAAGATGTCTCCAGTTACAGAGGCATTAGTCAGTGAGATGCTTGTACCGTTAGTTGCTGTGTAGTCAGAACCGCGTGCAAGTAATGCACCGTTCTGGAATACCTGCTCGTAACCTACGCTGTAGGTCAGTGGTAGTGAGTTATCATCATTGCCTGATAGAGTTGTTGTTCCACCAGCAGGTGCTTTAGACCAGCGTAGCAACTGATTGATAAGTGCTGTGCCATCTGTATCTACCCAGATTTGTCCATCTGTAGGAGATGTTGGTTCAGTTGGCTGTGCAAGAGAACCTGCAACTACTGCCCAAGATGCTGTCGTCCCATCTGTTGTGAGGAACTCACCAGCATTGCCAGTCTGTGATGGCAGTGCATCAACTGGTGCCCAAGAAGATACTGAGCCATCAGTAGTTAAGAACTTGCCTGTATTGCCAGTCTGACTTGGTACTACATACTGAGTTGAGTCAGTAGCAACCAAAGTTTTAGATGATGGAATTGTAGTTCCATTGATGCTAGTTGCAGTGGCTACGCCAAGGACTGGAGTGATAAGTGTTGGACTGTTGTCCATTACGAACTTGCTGCCAGTACCAGTCTGAGATGCAACCGCAGTTGCGGGACCCACAGATGTGATTGGACCAGTCAAGTTGCTAGGAGCAATTGCTGCTGTATCCACATAGTTCTTGGTTGCAACATCCTGAGCAGATGTAGGGTCACCAGCACCTGTAATCTTGTTGGTACCCATTGCAATAGCACCAGTCATTGTGCCACCAGCCAGAGGCAACTTAGTGCCAAGGGCTGTGGTTACTGTGGTTGAGAAGTTAGCGTCGTCTCCAAGGGCTGCTGCCAACTCGTTAAGAGTATCTAGTGCGCCAGGGGCTGCATCAATCAACTCTGAAATCTCATTCTGCACATAAGCAGTTGTAGCAATCTGAGTTGTGTTTGTGTTGGATGCTGCAGTTGGAGCAGTTGGTACACCAGTTAGCGCTGGGCTAGCCAGTGGAGCGTAGGTGCTTGCTGCTGTGCTAGTTGCTAACTTAGAATCAATCTGAGTCTGGACTGCAGATGTGACACCATCTAGGTATCCAAGTTCAGTTGCAGATACTGTTGACGATGGAGCAATCTTTGTCCAGGCAATCGCAGCAGAAGCATTAACGTCTGCATCTACAATACTGTTAGTTAGGTTGGTTTTACTGTAAGCAATCTGAGCAGAAGAGTTAACATCTGCGTTGACAATGGTACCATCAGCAATCATTGTGCTAGTTACTGTGCCAGTATCTCCAGCAGTAATTGCTGTGCCTGAAATCTTAGTCTTGTCAATAGCAGCACTTGCGTTAATGTCAGCATTAACGATTGTGCCATCTAGAATCTTGGCAGACGTTACTGCACCGTCTGCTAGGTCACCAGCGACAATAGTTCCATCGGCAATCTTGGCTGATGTAACTGCGTTAGCGGCTAACTTACCTTCTGTGACTGACAGGTCATCAATCTTGGTTGTACCAACAGCACCTGTTGCAATCTTACCACTTGTGATAGCAGAGTCTGCAATGTCACCTGTAGCGATAGTTAGGTCTGCTATCTTGGCAGAGGTAATTGCGCTATCGGCAATCTTTGCAGTGGTAACGTTTAAGTCTGTAATCTTTGCAGTAGTCACAGCATTAGATGCGAGCATTGCAGTTGATACATTGCCTGTACCAGTTGACAAGGTTACGTTGGCAAGAGTTAACCCGTGAGCAGTTGTTGTATTCTCGATGTGGTTGTTAGCCTCGCGGAAGTCACGGCCAATAGCCATGTGACGTACCTTTGCACCAGCAGAGTGGGCAATAGCATTAGTGCCATCTACTCCAGTACCACGAGTAATTGTTAGTGTATTGCTACCAGAAGCACTGGGAGGTATTACATCTACAATTTCTTCAAGGGCTGTATCTGGGTCAATAACTACTGTAAATGTTTCGCCAGTAGCAAGTGTGATACCACCAAGAAGTGCTGTAGCAGAGTTAACCACCATAGTTGTTGCGCTAGAGTTCAGCGCTGAGGTAAGGTTAGTTTCCTGGGAAGTGGAGGAATATTTGCGGACTGTCATATTTTAGTACCTCGTGTAGTGGATTCGGGTTGGGTAAACATCACGGAGTTTCTTAGTCTCTTCGTTAAGGCGTTGCTGATAAAGAGCAAGAAGGAATCGGGCAGTAGATGCACCAGAGCCATACTGAATCTTGGTGTCTGCATTGTCTGCTTCTGCAGATGAGTAGTTGAGTCGACCTGGGTCAACGAATGATGCTAAGCGATATGCTGCACCGTAAACAATAACATCCTTGCAAGATGAAGGTAATCCTGTCACAGTTTCAAATACTGCACTAGATGCAGAATCTGTTAGGGTAGATGGCTTCTTTGTATAATAAACTTGAACTGTACGACCTGACTCAATGCGGTCATAGATTGAAATACTCTGTGCTGTTGCAAATGATGATGTATTTGCAAATGCGTCTGCACGATAGTTTCTTACAGGTAGCCACTCTTCTGTTGGTCCTGTTGGCTTGTATGATACATACAGAATTGTTTCGGTCTCAGCAGGAAGTGAGTATGTTGTCTTAACTGTATTGTAAGTAAAGGTGTGTACTCCAATAGCAAATAGATTAGGAAATACTGCATCAATTGTATCATTGATAGCCTTCTTAATAGTTGCTCGTGGGAAGGTAGGAGCGATTGTTACCTTAGTGTTTGCTGTGTGTGCTGCAGCAGTTGTACCGTGGTAGCCACGACCATAAGGAGCAATGTTACCAATTGATGAAATACGGTCATATGTATCTAGCCATATTAACTCGTCATCAATTTCCACAACACCTTTGCCAATATTGGTCACACTACCAAGACTTAGCGACAGACCAGAAGAGGTCACATCAGCAGTCAAATGAGTAGTACGGTCTTGCCTTAATGTGTAGCCTGACAGATTGAGAGTAATCTCATCTACCAAATTGGCATAGGTCGTTGTCATTGGATTCCTTTAGTTTGAATTACTTAGTCTTCTTATTCTTTGAAGTAAAAGGCTCTTTAGCAGCACGTCCAACACCAAATACAAATCTTGCAAATGGGTCAGTTGTCCCTGACTTCTTTACTGGAGCCTTAGCAGCAGGCTTAGACATTACTGTGCTAGCACCCATGCGAGCAGCATCTGCACTCTTAGCCACTGGCTTAGTAGGCTTCATTGCACCAGAACGAGCAGCGTCTGCTGACTTTGCTACTGGCTTTGCTGACATTGCTGACTTCTTTGCTGTTGCTAGACGCTCTGCTCCATACATACGCTTAACGCCCTGTACGAATGATGCATCCTTTGATGTTGCTGCCTTCTTAAGAGAAGCAGCCATTCCTGCCTTTTTGATTGAATTAATTGTTGCCTGGCTTACTGGTGTGTACAGGTTAGAACCCTTAAGTCCTTTACCGCCACCCTTTGGAAGTCCACGCTTAGACTTCATCGCTGCTGCGCGAGCCTCATCTGCTGATTTTGCCATTACCATTTCACCTTGTCTGCCCAATATGCGGCACTCATTTTTCCTTTGGATATATTGCTTGCATGTCTTGCTTTGAAAGACTTACGTCGTGCTGCATATGATGCAGATTCTCCTGCTTTTTTAGGTGAGCCAGAAACGCCTTGTTGTCCAAAGCGGATGGTTTTAACCTGGCTACCTACCTTAGCCACAACTACGTGTGACTTAGTAGGGTGGCTTGGAGTGCGCTTAGGCTTATTATAGCCTGCAACTCCTGCCCGTGTTAAACGTGAGTCTTTCACTTTTTTTTCCTTGCTGCTGCATTGTCTACTAGATTTGGATAAGGGCGACCTGCTGCTCTAGCACGTGCCTTAGCCCTAGCCTTCTGTGCTGGCGTTAAGGGTGTTGATTTCTTTTTAGGATTTGGTTTATCCCAGAACGCTTTCTTTTTCATTTACTTCTTCTTCGCCTTGATTTGCTTGCCAGTCTTGTCATCATAACGACGACCTTGCAGTGCAGCACCAAGGAACTGTCCAAATTGCTTTTCTTCTTTACGACGAAGCATGTTTGCACGAGTATCGGTTCCTGGACCAGACTTCTGGCTCATCTCACCTGTTGCTCTGTATGCTCTAGCAGACTGACCAAGTTCCTTCATCAAGTTA